CGCTAGGAGCGCGATCCGCCCTTGAGGAGCGCCTTGCACGCCTGGAAGGCCGAGCGGCTACCAGCGACCAACCTACGCGCCGCGTCTAGACGAAATGCCGTCACTCGCCGAACGCATGGCCGCGATACCTGCCGCCGAACGTGCGGCCATCATCGCGAGCCTGACCGACGCGCAGGTCATGGCCCTGCAACACGATTGGCGGTTCTGGGCAAGGCCGAACCAGCTTGCTCCCGATGGCGATTGGCTGACATGGGTGGCGCTTGCCGGGCGAGGGTTCGGCAAGACAGAGGCCGGCGCTCAATGGGTTCGCGAGCGGGTCGCGGCAGGTGCGCGGACGATCGCACTCGTTGCCGAAACGCAGAAAGACCTTGAGGAGGTCATGGTCGCGCGCCTCGTGTCGATCTATCCGCCGAGACAGGCTCCATCCGTGCGGTACAAGCCGGTTCGACTCGTGTGGCCTAACGGCGCGACCGCGCTAGGGTACAACGGCACGGAGCCAAACCAGCTGCGCGGGCCTGAATTCGACACGGCATGGGTCGACGAACTCGCGAAGTACCGATATGCGCAGGAAACCTGGGACATGTTGCAATTCACGATGCGCAGCGGCAACGATCCGCGCGTGTTCGTCACGACGACGCCGCGTCCGATCCCTGTCTTGAAATCGATTATCGCCGAAAAAACGACGGTCATTTCGCGCGGGTCTACTTTCGACAACGCGTCGAACCTGCCGGAAAAGTTCCTTGCGAAAATCCGGGACAGGTACGAAGGGACGCGGCTTGGACGTCAGGAACTTTTCGCCGAGATACTGGACGACGTGCCTGGCGCACTCTGGACGCGCGATATGTTCGACAGGCATCGCGTGCGCGACATGCCTCAGATGGTGCGCGTTGTCGTTGCCGTCGATCCATCTGGTAGCGACGGACAATCCGAAGACGCGGACGATATCGGGATCGTGGTGGCCGGCAAAGGGCAGGACGGGCGGGCGTATGTGTTCGCCGATCGCACGTGCAATCTGTCACCGAATGGATGGGCTCGGATGGCTGTCACGGCGTATCATGATTTCAAGGCGAACGGCATCGTCGCTGAAAAGAATTTCGGTGGCGCGATGGTGGAGTTCACGATAAAAACTGCCGATCGATCGGTGCCGGTGAAACTCGTGAATGCTAGTCGCGGCAAGGCCGTTCGCGCCGAACCTGTTGCCGCGCTTTACGAACAAGGCAAGGTAAGCCATATTGGCGACCTATCGAAGCTCGAAGACGAGTGCTGCCAGATGACGCCAGATGGTTTTATCGGCGATGGATCTCCGAACCGGGTTGATGCCATGGTCTGGGCACTGACCGAACTCATGGTGACAGGCTCAACCTACACACTGGCGAACATCAGATGATCAAAGCGCTCGACAGCCTGCTCAACCTCGTCACCGGCCTAGGCACGTCGAAAGACAAGTCGATCGCGACGCGGTACAACTTCGTGCCGATCGCGATGGACCAGCTTGACGCAGCCTATCGCGGCGACTGGATCGCTCGCAAGGTCATCGACATCCCGGCATACGACGCGACTCGGCAGTGGCGCGCATGGCAGGCCGAGAACAAGCAAATCGAGGACATCGAGGCGGAGGAGCGCAGGCACGGCGTGCAGCAGAAACTTGCGCACGCGCTTGTCCGCGCGCGCCTTTATGGCGGCGCGGGGATTTTCATCGGCGTCGGTAACGATGATCCGTCGACCGAACTCAACCCGTCGACCGTCAAGCGCGGCGGCCTGAAATACATCCACGTGCTCAACCGCAACCGCATATCGGCGGGCCAGGTCATCCGCGACGTAACGTCGCCGTACTATGGCGAGCCGGCGAACTACACGCTGACGTCGGACACGGCGGGCGTGGTCACGGTCCACCCGTCGCGCGTGGTGCGGATCAATGGCGCGGACCTGCCGGACCCGGAACTGTCCGCAGATGGGTTCGGCGACAGCGTGTTGCAGGCCGTGAACGACGCGATCATGCAGGCTGGCACGATGAACGCCAACATCGCGCAGCTCGCGCATGAGGCGAAGGTGGATATCATCCGCGTGCCGGAACTCATGATGTCGCTCGCGACGCAGGAATACCGCGACCGCCTCACGGAGCGGTTCACGCTCGCGAACGTCCAGAAGTCGATCAACAACACGCTCATGCTCGACAAGGACGAGGAGTGGACGCAGCGGCAGGTCAATTTCTCCGGCCTGCCCGACATGGTGCGGATTTACCTCATGATCGCCACGGCGGCGGCCGATATCCCCGCGACCCGGTTCCTTGGCCAATCGCCGGCCGGCCTGTCGTCGACCGGCGATAGCGACATCCGCAACTATTACGACCGAGTGGCATCCGACCAGGCGATGAAACTCACGCCCGCGATGGCGCGTCTCGATGACGTGATCGTGGCGTCGGCATTGGGTTCGCGCCCGTCCGAAATCCATTATCGCTGGAACTCGCTCTGGCAGATGACGGACAAGGAAAAGGCCGAAATCGGAAAACTCAAGGCCGAGTCCTGGGCACTCGACGTCGCTCAGGGTCTCATGCCGGACGACGCGCTTCGCGCTGGTCGCGAGAACCAGCTGATCGAGGACGGCACGTATCCGGGCTTCGAGGCGGCGCTGGAAGAAGCCGACAACATGCCGGAAGAGCCGGAACCTATCGTCGTGGCCGCACCGGTCCCGATCGACCCGAATTCCGTTCCGACCGCCGACGCCGCGCCGCGCACGCTGTATGTCCGCCGCGACGTCGTGAACGCGGCCGAAATTCGCGCATGGGCAGAATCTCAGGGGCTGGCCGATATCGTCGACGACATGCACGTCACGATCGCGTACAGCAGCACGCCGATCGACTGGATTAAGGCCGGGAACGCCGACGAATGGCGAGGCGAGAAAACCGACGTGCTGACGATTCCGGAAGGCGGGCCGCGCGCCGTTGAGCCGCTCGGCAACATGGCGGCCGTGCTCATGTTCGCGTCGCAGCGCCTGGCATGGCGGCACGAGACGATTATCGCGGCCGGCGCGTCGCATGATTTCCCGGATTATCAGCCGCATGTGTCGCTGACGAAGACGCCCGTCGATTTGTCCGCCGTGGTGCCGTATCGCGGGGCGATTGTGCTGGGGCCGGAGATTTTCGAGGAAATCAGGGCGTGACCCTCCTCGCCTCCTATTCCGCCCGCACGCCGCACCGGCCGACCATGTGCCTATGCGACGCCACGCCTCGCCACGACCCGTCCGGCACGTCCGGCATCCGTCGCCGGTACGAGGCAGACCTGATCAGGCGGTTCAAGCGACTGCGCGCGCTGATCTATGAGGCTGTCGTGAAAAACGACGTGCTCGGACAGGGCGTGTCGGCGCAGATGTTCCAGAAGTCGTTCGGGCGCGACGCCGCCATGATCCGCGACGCCGTACCAGGCCGCCAGCCAGGTATGTCGCCTCGATCTAACATCGACAACCCATATCGCGGACGATACCAATTCAGCAGCTCTGCCGACAAAATCGACGGGTTCATGGCGTGGCTGAAACAGATGCAGGCCGAGGGTATCCTCGAAATCCAGATCGGCACGCCGTTGACGCAGGCTGCCGGCACGGCATGGCAGAACGTCTACATCGAGAGCGCATATCGAAAAGGTGTCGCGGACGCCGCCGGACGCCTGCGCGAATCTGGCGCTCGCGTCGAGGGGTCGTGGGTGACGGCCGCATTTGACCGGCCGATCCATGCCGACCGCGTGGCGCTGGCGTACAGCAGGGCGTTCTCGGATCTCGCTGGCGTGACGGACGCCATGGACGCGCAGATTTCGCGCGTGCTCGCTCAGGGGCTGTCAGAGGGTCGCGGGCCGATGTACATCGCTCGACAGATGGTCAATCGCGTCGACAAGATCGGTATCGCCCGCGCGAGGATCATCGCCCGGACGGAGGTCATTCGCGCGCACGCCGAGGCGACGCTGAATTCGTACACGGAGGCGAAGGTCGAGGGCGTCAACGTCATGGCCGAGTTTTCGACGTCTCTGGATAACGCCGTTTGCCCGGAGTGCGCCGCGCTGGAGGGCAAAGAATACACGATGGAGCAAGCGCGCGGGCTGATCCCCGTCCATCCGAGATGCCGGTGCGCCTATCTGCCGGTCGTCCGCGCGCCGGAAAATCTCGCACTTCAGTAGTTGACGCATCGGTAATTAGTGTGTATGTTTTGTCTCAACGGATGGAGGCAAGCATGACGCGGTATCGGATGGAGTTTGGCGGGTTCACGAGATGGTCGGACGACGTTGCCGGAATTCAGGCGGCGATCGACGATCTCAAGGCCCGGTACTCGATGCGCGGCGAGATTGTCCGCATCTACCGCGTCGTAAACGGCATCGCGAAGATCGCGAAAGAGGGCCGCGCTTCGTAAATATCCGCTTGACGTGACGCGTTGAGTGTGTAGATTACAGATGCGGGCCGACGAGACGGCCAACGAAAAAAAAGACCGAGCCGGTCACGGAGAATGCCATGTAGCTAATCCAGCGCATAGGGCGCACGGCAAAATAAGCCGACGCACGTGGTTCGATAAGTCGAAAAAATGGTGTGTGATCGCCGCAGGGGATCGGCGTTAAAATCCCCAAAGAATTCACGAAGTCCGCGACCGCAAGCAGGATAATGGCCCGGTTGCCAAAACAAGATGACGGATGGGTTTGGCGTCATACGCGGCTAGAACACCGGCGTCACGGCGTGTGACGCAAGCGCAGCCAACGGTCGCTAACATTGGCAGGTTGAGGTCGAGTTTTGTCCTTTCCTTGACTGATCAACTGGACGGCGGGTAAATAGCCGCAAGGAATTCGCCAGAAATGGCGTCCGAAGAGTGGAGAGCGACCACTCCTTCCCGGCTCAGGGAAAAGCACGCTCAACGAGCGACCTGGAGACAGGAGTTCCGGCTAGACCCTTGTCGGATACAGTTTCCGCGAAAGCGGATCGAAATGCGAGGCGATCGTTGCGATGGCGCCGATCAAAAAAGGCGGACACGGATTGACGTGTTAAATCGGTAGTCTCGCATACCCAATAGCTGGCGCTGAATAGCGACGGCGAACAAATGCGAGGCGGACGCCAGTATCGTTAGACGCGGGTGCGCCGACGAGAAAACG